AAATGGCTGCAAGCGTCTTGCCGATTTCGATGAGCAGGTCAAGGATGCGTTCGGGGTTCATGCCTCAAAGTTAAACCACAACATACTTCCCTGAGTTACTGACCCGTAACTTGTTAAGGGCCACATAACGCATCGCATCGCAGGCGTGGTTGAACGAGTCAATCGGGACCCCCGTGTTCTTGCCTTCCTTATCGGTAGCCCAAGTGTAGGATCTTAATTCTTTGATGAGGTTGGTCGAGTCCTTGGTAACCTGCAATTTAAAGCGTTTCAGGATGTCGATGCCGTTCCTAACCGAGTCGGGGCCTTTCTCCGCTGGCTTGATGTTGAAGCCAAGACGGTAGATTTCTTCGATGGACTTCGGTTCGGCTGAATCCGCCACGATCTCCCAAGCCCTTGTGATGCCCAGCGACCGCAACTTGTCTGCGATGTCTTGGTTGGTCAGGCCCGTGGAGTACAGTAGTTCCTGAATCAGCAGGCAGTCCCCTTGGCGGTAGATTGCTACGAGTGCAGTTGGGTCGTTGCTGAAGCCCCAGTCAAGCCCTAAGGCGACGAATTTCGCACGGCTGACATCGATACCCTCCACGACCTCGAAGTCCTCGTATATCGCACCCTGAAGCGTCCCGACCTGACCGAGCCCGTAGACCTTCCACCAGTTCGCCCAGTATGCAGATGTTTCGGCTTTGGTGCGGTTTAGTTCGATGTCCCTCCTAATCGTGTCGGGCAAAGCCTCGTTGTCCTGATAGGTCAGGATGAGCAGTTCGGAATCGTCCTCACGCAAGACCTCGGTATGCGCCCAGAACTCATGCGTCGGGTTGAAGTCAATGTAGATGGCCTCGCTGGTACGAATGGCTAACTGGTAGTAGGACTCAAAGTCGATGTTGTTCGCCTCGTTGATGAATAGCACCTGCCTCCTTGCACCTCGGAGTCTTGCCTCTTGGTCAGCCGAGAAAAACTCGATGGTGCTACGGTTAGCGAACTGGTAGGTCAGCAGGGTCTTATTCCACCTTGCCGGAACGAAGATGCCCTTGGCAATCATTATCTTGATGAAGTCCCGAATCGCACCCCTCCGAAGGTGAGGCACGGTTTCCCCCACGATGCTGATTTCGGTCTTCTTCGTGCAAGCCTGTTTGATTAAAACGCAAAGGATGCTGAAGGTCTTGGAGGCCGAGGTCCCTCCTTGGATGACCCGTTTACGATGGGTCAGCGATTCAATCTTCCGCTTGGCGGTGGTGTTTATGACCTTCATCAATCATCTTCGGTCCATTGTTCAATAAAGACCTGATTCTCCTGCTTATCCACCAAAGAGTTCAGCCGTTGGGTGATGCTTGCGTTGTACTGACCGACCATACCCCCTTCGATTTGGTCTTGACGGATGACCCGTTTTATGCGTGAACAGATGGCTACATAGTCGTCATATCGCTTGTCCCTGTTTGTGAAATAGGTCCCAAGATCCTCAATGATACCTGCATCCGCACACCAGTTCTCAAAGCCTTCTAAGGTCAAGGGTCGCTCCAAAGGCTCATGCTGGGGGATAGCATCCTTGCCGGGGAATACCGTCTTGGTCCTTGGGTTTGCCTTGACCTGCGAGCGGTATGCCTCAAAGTACTCCCACATCTTTTCGGGAGTTTCGATGTACTTGCCGTTGCCCTTGCTGGTTCCCATTAGTATTCGATTTTGTCTATGAGTTCGTCAATCTTGTCCACTATCTTCATCTTCACCGCAAATGCGTTTGGGGCATTGGAATCGTCTACCGCTCCGATGCAGTCGCAGAGGGTAGTGATCACCATCATAAGCGAGTCCATCCGAGCCTGCACTTGGGCCTCGTCATCCTTCGCCTTCGAGTTCGCCAAGTTCTCGGAGTTTATTCCTGCTCCATGATAAAGCAGACTTACCGCCCCACAGGAGGTAGGAGATGTAACCGCAGTCCGAGGTGTCGTCTGCGTTGTCGTAGTAGGTTTCTGCACGGGATAGGTAGGAGTGCATCCGCTTGATGGTTTCCACGGAGATTGGCTCGCCATTCGCTAACTGCTGCGCCCTGACCTTGCCCGTCTGCGTCGCACACTTGTTCCCGTTGCGTTCGTTGAGTTCTATCCCCCGCTTGGCATTGTTCCTGATACCTTCCCCATAGTCGGCATAGGACTCGAACTGCTGCCTCTTGTGTTTGGTATAGATTGAGCCGCAAACGGCCAATCGTTGAGCCGTATCGGGGAACTCTGCGTTGGTCTCGTTGTTGCTCATGCAGCGACCGATGAAGCCTTCTTTGCTTTCGTTATTGTTCGGAATTGGCAGGGGCATTCAGGGGGTGGGTTATGGTGTTTTGGTTGGCTTCGGCAAACAAGTCCGCTTGAAGGTAAATGTATTGAAGAGCCGATTTTACGCAGTCTGCGCACCACCAGTTTGTGGGGGGTCTTCCGTGAGCGGTCAAGATGGCTTGCAGTTCACCAACCGCATCGGGTGGCAGTCGCATGGTTAGGGATGCCACATATTGGTCCCAGTACTTCCTGTGCTTTTGGGCCACGATGAACTGGTCGTTGGTCATTTGAAGGTCCATTCCCGAATAATTATTGCGGTGGCAGATGAGGCAAGGCCGAGGATAGGAGCCAAGTACCATTGGCAGGTCGGCAGGGTCAGGGCAAAGCCAAGCCAAAAGCCGAAGCAGGTCATGCACGAAAACGGCTTCCGCTTCGCAAAGGGCAGAGCGTAGAACCATTGGGGCAGCACCCGAAACTCCACGACCGCAAGGGTCGCAAGCGCACTAATCAGGATTGGAAAAACCAGTATATCCATTGGCTTCGATTGCGGTTTTGATTTTGGCCTTGGCCTGTTCGATGGAGTAGATAATGGACCTGTACGGGATGCCTGTTTCACGGGACATGGCCTTCATATTCCCTGTCTGCATCAGCAGGTTCAGCAGTTCCTTGTCGTACGGGAACGCTCCGTCCTTCGCCCACGAATCCATCTCGCTTTGTGCAATGGCCCAAAGGTCATCGAGCAGGGAGTCGTAGTCCTTGCTTAGTTCTTGGGTTTCGGGATCCACCTCGACCCTCTCGTCGTGGTGACGGTACTTCTTCGCAAACTGGTTGTTGTTGCCCCGGTACAAATTCATAATGAGCCGAACGATGTAGAATCGCAGGTACCCTTGGTCCTGCATCTTGGTAATCTTGTCGGGGTCTTTTTCGAGCAGAATCAGGACGACCTCTTGTTCGAGGTCCTTCCAAAGCGGATTGCCCCCCGTAATGGTGAGGCAAGCCCTGCGGATTTCACCGCTGCGGTAGAGTTCGAGGATGATTGATTCTGCGTACACTCACGCAAAGATGGAGGGGGTTGTTGTTAATGTTGCAAAAAATCCCGTGTCCTGTTAAGAACCTGTGTACGAAGGAATTTAATGTCCGGCCTCGCTCTCATGTTTATCGCAAGGATTTCGAGGTTGTGCATCACCGTGGCGTGGTTCCTCTTGATGATTCGACCAATTTGGCAGTAGGTGTAGAGGTATTCCGAATAGGCGATGTCTGCAAAGATGCTTCGAGCAAGGACCAGTTCTTGGGTCTTGACTTCGCTCAATATGTCGTCCGGGCTGACTCCGACGACCTCTGCCGTGTAGCCGAGAATGGTTCGTGATATTAGGTCCATGTCAAAACGGGTTTGGGGGTAGGGGCATCCAGTGGCTGACTTCGGTTAGGAACCACGTTTGGTGTTCGTAGTACCAACGGCCATCCCCAAGCCATGCGAGCGCTTGATTCATGTCGGTCGTAAAAATCAGGACTGGCTCGTAAGGTGTCGGCATCCGGTCCAAGCATTTAATCCATTCCATGGTCAGGCGTTTTTGGCTTGCAGGATGCGACCAAGCAGGGTCCAGTTAACGGACCAAGCCTTGATGGTTTCGCTTTTGTCGGGGCGGTTGCAGTTGACGCACTCCTTGCGGATATGCAGTTGCCAGCGTCGGAAATCGATAGGTGTGGTTTTCATGGGGTTAGGGTTTGGTTGGTAAGAATAGGCTGACGCTGGGGGACTTTCGGTAAGACCAGAGGCTGACGATTATACCCGAATGCGTATAAATTTTGGGTTTTTCTATAAATTATATCCGATTGGGTATAGTTTGGTTGGCTTCACGCTGCAATTTTTCATTAATCGCATCAACAATCCATTTGCCTAAATCGTCGTGAAAACTTGCTGCTTTTTCTTCATCCATTGAACTATCGAGGGCTTTAAATAGATTTTGTATTGCCCTCCATCCTCTCACGTTAGCAATTTTTTGATATTTGCCGTCTTTGCTTACACCCCAAATGGTTTGTCCACGTTCGTCATAGGTGGCTTTTGCCCCAATAAAATCTGTTACTTCCATAGGTTTATGGTTTGAAATAGCTCATACCTCCCACACGAATCGGTCAGGGTCTTGACTTGAGGCCCGAATCCGTTGGAGCGGGATAGCACATACTCGCAGGCATCCCCCTTGGCCCGCACCTCAATCACCCTCCAAGGGCGGTCGTTGGTACAAGCGGTCAGCAGCAGCAGCAGTAGCAGTCGGGCCATGGAACAAATCTACACAACTATTCAACACTTGCGACCACTCGCTGAAAATCCTCAATGCTTCGGATTACCTCGTATCGATACCCTGCCTCTTGGACCACTCCCTGCCACCACTTCTGCGACAGGGACTGCTTGCCCTTATTGGCCTTGAACTCCAGCATCACCGCACCGGTTGGCGAGAGCCATATCATGTCGCTAACACCTGCGACCACGCCCATGGCCTTCATCACGCTGCCGGCATAGGCATTGGGTGCGTTGTTGTTGACCGTGAACAATCGGCCCCGGTCGTTGGGAAAGTTGTTCCAGTGCCACTGGAAGCATTCGGCTTGGAGTTTAAACTCGGACATCATGATTGAAAGACTTTGAATCGTTTTGCGTTGTGGTAAAGCCAACCCCTCCGCCATCCCATGTAACTGACAAACTCTTCGGCCTCGGCCCTGGTCTTGCAGTTGTGCAGCACCCAAAACGGGCTGATGACCTTGGCCTTTGCCAGTTGAGCCTTTTGGTACATCGTGCTTTGCTTTGCCATCTCCATGCCTTGGGCCTTGGTAAGCATCTGCAAACTTACGACTTCACCTGGAGGCTTTGGCTTTCGCTCGTATTCAAACTTGCAATGCTTGCACTCCATGGCAGCCACCGGGATAATGGCCTCGCAATTCTTGCAGTTCTTCACCCCACCAACGCCAGCGGATTCCCGTTTGCGTTTCTTCTTCAAGGACCATTCCCGGTTGGTTTCCCAAAAGCCATGGGTCTGCACGTTGTTCCCGAAGTCCAGCACCGTGAACCGTGTCTTGGTTGGCGTTACCCTGGAGCCTCGGCCAACCATCTGCATGAACAGGGGTAGGCTCGCAGTCGCCCGGTAGAGGATGACGACCTCGATGCTTGGTTCATCAAAGCCCGTGGTCATCAGGTCGCAGTTGCAAAGGATCCCATTGGTGGACTGCTTGAACCAGGCGAGTGTTTCGGCTCGCAAGGACTTTGGCATCTCTCCGTCAACGTGCCGGGCGTTGAACCCTGCACTCTGCAAAGCCTCGCAGACCTCCTTGCTCGATGCGATGTTGCTGGCAAAGACGATAGCCTTCTTGCCTGGGCAAACCTTGGCGTAGTTCTGCACCACCCCGGCAAAGACCTTCCGCTCGCTGAATCGTTTGGCCATCTGCTCGGTGTCGTAATCATCGCCCTTCATTCGGATCCCGGATAGGTCCTGCGTCATGCCGTAGGTCGTTGGTTCGGCCAGGTAGCCTTGGCTGATTAGTTCTTGTACCTGCACCGGTGCATGGAGTGCTTTGTAGAACTTGGATAGGCATTCCTGCTTTCCCCTCCGCAATGGCGTTGCAGTCGCACCGATGACCACGGCCTTGGGGTTGATGTATGGCAGCAGGGGGTTGAATGTCTGCTTGTGGGCTTCGTCAATGATCACCAGGTCCATCCGTGCCAAGAGGTCCGTGTATTCAGCAGAGTCCTTCCTTCGGCTGAATGTTTGGGCCATGGCAATGAAGCAGTTGCCGGAAACATCGAGCCGGGTTCGGTTGGCTTCAATCAGCGTCGGCTTGATTCCGAACTGGTCCAAGGCTCCATTGGATTGCCGGAGCAGTTCAACCCGGTCCGTGAAGATGATGGCCTGCTTGCCTTTCTCTAAGGCCCGTGCCACCATGTAGGTAAACATGACCGTCTTTCCGCTTCCAGTTGGGGAGCAGAGTATCAAGCGTCTTTTGCCCTCGGCAATGCTTGTCCGCATTTGGTCAATAGCGGTTTGTTGGTATGGTCTAAGTGTGGTCACTTGTAGTTACTTTAAATTTTGCAGAAGTGACTACCAAAATCTGCGTTTTTGATAGCGTGAAGGCGGTTGTAGTCAGTGTAGTCACTTTAGTTACTACTTTCTTTAGAGTATATATTATACACACACACACACACACACACATGCACATATAAGCCCCTAAAGAAAAAACGCATTTTAAGTGACTAAGTGACTACACTAAAACGGATGTCGCTTATTATCAACCTTTTGGGCGTAGTCACTTTTATCGGCATTTTTCACCAAAAAGTAGCAAGGAAGAAAATTCCGCTCCCGTCGTGTCATTTTCTTACAGCCAAGGGACTTTAGGACCGCTCCGAGTTTGTGCGAACTGATGTGCTGCTTGGTGCAGGTTTCAATGAGGTCCTTGATTTCGGTATTGCTCATCCACTTGCCGTAGGGGTCGCTATAATCCATCGGGATGGTGAACAGGTTTAGGAGCATTTCTTTCTCGATAGCCGGCTGCACGTTGTGCATGGTGTGATTGTTCAGCATCTTGATTTCGGCCTTGGATAGTTGCCAGGCAT